GGCCAAGTTCAGGCACTGGGATGAATAGCGGCAGCGTTGCGGTGTACATTCCCATCTTACACCGGCATTCCAGCACCTTCCCCGCCTCATACGCCGCAGCGATGTCGGCCAGCGCCACCGGGCAGGTATAATTGGGGTAGTCGCCCGCAAGGTCGATGTAGAACACCTCCGCACCACCAGAGGCGATACCGCGTACCGCTGCCGCCATCTGCGCTACCTTGTACTTCTCCGTGCCGCCATTCTTCTCCCGAATAGCGTCCGCGATGTCCTGCACGGAGGCTTCTTCATATAGCTTTTTCATACGCCCTCCTTACAGCTCCGCGCTGTTGGCGTACAGCGTCGCACCGCCCACGCTTACCGTACTCTGCGCGGGGTCCGTCCGCATAACGGGACGACAGTCCAGCGCCTTGGCGGGACGCGCCGCCGCCGTTGTGTAGACCTGATAGTACCGCTGACACCGCAGCAGCTCCCCGCCGTAGTCCGGCAGCTCGTTCAGCACCCACGCGCCGTCGCCATTTTGATGTGCCAGCGTCTGCTGCTCACCCAGCTCCAGCTTGATGGCCTTGATGTACAGCCCCTGATTAGCCGCCATGTTCTCGAAGCACTGAATCGCCACGATGGCGCGATCCTGCAACGTGCCGACGCTCCACTTTTCGAGCGCAAACGTCTTTTGCGCCAGCGTCCAGTCGGACACATTGGAAAGCGTCACGATGCCGCCGGACTGTGCTACGCGCAGAGAGGCGCCCTCTCCGTTGCCCTTATAGAGCATCGAGACCGTTACCGTCTGCCCGACCGCCACGTCCGTTTCCAGCGCCTGCGCCCATGCGGGGTTGGCGGTAGCGTCGTTCTTGTACAGCTTGACGCCCTCCGCCGTCACGTCCACAGACAGCGTAGCGCCGGTGGTATACCACATATCCACACCGTAGCCGGTTCCCGCGTAACTCGTCTTCCCGCGCTGATTCACCGGATTCCCGAAATACCAGTTGACCAGCAGGTTGGCGTTGACGCGGGCAATAGCAGGGATGTGCGCCAGCATTTTACAAAATTCTGTGTAGGAACCCGTGTACCCGCCACGCTTGGCGTCTGCATAGGCGCTGACCGCGCCCAGATCAACATATGCCATCAGTAGTCAACCTCCGTCCCGTCCGGCAGCGCAGCCAGCACCGCGTCCACGATTTCCTGCTTGTCCGTCGCCGTGAAATAGTCAACGCCCTTCACCGGCGTCTTGCCCGGTACGCCGGGGTCGCCCTTTCCGCCCGGTTCGCCTATAGGTCCGGCAGGACCCATCACGCGGCCAATATCGATCACGTTCCCGTTCTCCAGCGTAAAAATAAGATGTCCTGCATCATTTACGGTAAGAGCCGGAGGCGTATCGCCCGCGTAATATACCAGCAGGTGTCCGTCTTCCGAAACGCCTGTGCCAAACAAACCTCCTGTCGGCACGCAGACCCCATCCTGCCCCTCTGCCTTTATGTTTGTTTCGATGTACCCTCGAACGTTGTCATCCCACACATACCAATATCCGTTTACGATGACCGGTGTTCTGACGATAACCTCCGAAACTCGCTTTTCGGTGGCCTCCGCCGCGCTCGCTGATTCTCTTGCGTCATTCGCCGCCTCTCGCGCATCCTGTATTGTGCCAAGTATCGCCTCGATTTGGGCTTGCATTTGTACAGCCTGTGTAGGCGGCACATCCGCCTCCGCCTCCGCCTTGGAGCTCCACTTGCTCTCACCGACTGTAAAGGTGCCGTATACTGCCGTAGTCGCCCGCGCCTCTTTGCCGCCGGAAGCCTCTGCACCCTTGATGGCAAACGCCATATCTCCCGCGTACTTTTTCGCCCCGTTCGGCACCGGCACACGGTAGACGTTGGTTGTACCGTTCTCCAGCATTTGTGCAGCCAGCAGCACCTCCACGGTGCTCTCACCCAGCGCATCGCAGAACTGTACCGTTTTCGCCAGCCCATCCCACATAGGCGAGAACTCCATCCGCAGCACCACGTCATTGTGGCTTCCCGCCGCGCCGATCAGCACCTTGTCACCGGCGATGTATTCATTCTGTATTTTCAGCGGGATCGTTCTTGTCATGTTTCACGTCCTTTCTGCTGAAAGACGGCGCAGCAAGTCAAAAGGGAAGCGCCCCTTCTGCCTTGCTGCGCCGTGTCACAGCCATTTTCGTGTCTCGCGGTAGTATGCAGTTGTCAGTTCAGCTGCGCCTTGACCGCCTCATATTCCCGGCTCTTCTGCTCCAGCATCTCCGCCGTCGCCGCGTCCTGTGCCATCGAGCGGCGGATGATGTTGTACACCTCGCGGGGAATGCGGACGTGCTTGCCGCGCTGGATGCGGTACACCTTGCCGTTCCAGCCCACCACGATGTCGTCCTTGTACCGGTCGTCATCCTTGAACGCCCAGAACGGCACCATGCCGTCGTCGGAGGCTTCCCCTGCCGCCATGCCGCGCATAACGGCCTCGGCTGCTTTCGCGGCCTCCTTGGCATCCTCCGCCTCCTTCTTGGCCTGCGCCAGCGCCTCGTTAGCTGCTGCCAGCGCCTTTTCCATCTCCTCCGGAGTTCTCTGCTTCTTGTTGTCAGCCATGCTTATTCCTCCTTGCATTTTGGGTATGCGGAGGGGAATGACCCCCTCCGCGTTACCGTCAGTTCATCGCGCCGCTCTCAAAGGTGGAGGCGGACTCGATACGCACCATGTACTGTTCCACCAGACGCTCCACCACCTTGGTCAGCTTCCAGCCTGCGGTGGCACGCTGGTTCAGCGGGTCAGCCGCACCGGAGGAACCCAGCTGCTTGACGATGTGCTGCAAGCCGCCGCCCTCCAGCTCCGTCACGCCATAGGCGTCCGCACCGAGGATCAGGGTAGAGTACACGTCGCGGCCATTTGCGCCGCCCTCGCCGGGATACACCACCGTGCCGTCGGTCACAGCGGCAGGTGCCGTTTTCGTAGTGATGGTAGCAGCACCAGCAGCACCCGCGGCAGCAGATTCCACCTCCAGCAGATCTTTGCCGATCAGAATGTCTCTGCCGATCAGCGCCTTGGCCTGCTTGTCGGTGAGCTTTTCCTTGATGGTAATGACCTTCCCGGTCGCGCTCTTGGCAGTCAAGTTGCGGGCGCTTTCCTCGGCGCCGTCCTCGATCTTCAGGGGAGTGGCGTGGAAGATCTTTGCCTCGGTGGTCTCCACGAAGCGCACGCCCTCGATCTTGCCGATCTCGCCCTCGAAGATGCCGTCGGGGTCGGAGTAGGTCTTCACATCCACCCACTTCTTGTCGCTCATCAGGTCATAGGCGGTGTCGGGATGGATGATACCGGCAAAGTAGCCGTTGATCTTCTGGGCGTTCATGACCTTCAGGGCGCGTACAGCCTTGCGGATGTCGTCCACCGTCAGGTACTTGTTGTTCTCGGCGGTGCTGTCGCCGCCCACCAGCTCAGAGCGATCCTTCGCCCCACCGGCGTACACCACGTTGGTGCCGCCAGCCAGCACCTCGCGGGTGATGGTGTCGGCGGTACGACCTGCCTGAGATGCCAGCAGGCGGGTGGCCTGCACCAGGTTGTTGTCGATGGCCGTCAGCTCCAGGATGTCGGACAGCTCGATGTAATCGCCGTACTGCTTGATGGTGGCGCGGATCACGCCCATGCTCAGCTTCTGACCGGCGGGGGTCACACCTTCGGTCAGCGGCACCAGCGCCTTTGGCAGGCTGTCGTACTTTCGAAACTCGATGGTCTTGCCGCTGTTCTTGGGAATGGGGTGCTTCTGGCCAAACTGGTCATGGATCAGCTCCGGCTCGGCGAGGTTGATGAGGCGCCTCGAGTAATACACCTTCATCTCGTCGCTCAGACCGGGATCCAGCGTGGTATTGGTGTATGCGTCAAACAGGTTCAGCACCACCGGCATCAGGTACAGGTCGTTGTAAATTGCGTTCATGTAATAGCTCCTTTCCGCATATCGCAGCGGAGCCGTAGGTCAAAAGGAAATGCGTTCGCCTCTTGCTACTCTCCGCTCGATCTCCTCAAAGTCCGCTCTCGTCAGCTTCGAGGGATCCGTCTTTGTAACAAACGCGCTGTTGGAGCTGGTGCCGTTCTCACTGGGACGATTGCCCTTGGCCCGGACGTTATCGGCCACCTTCTTCTCCGTGCTGGCGGCAGCGGCCTGTACCGCGTTGCCCATCAGCTCGTCAAAGTGCAGCACCTTGTAGGCGTGCTCCATCGGTGTACCGGCTTTCAGCAGGTTCACAAACTCGTCGTTTTGCAGCTCCTGCACGAGGTCAAAGTTCTGGTACATGGGATTGCTCCTCATGGCCTCCGCCTCCATGTACCACTTCTCGCTCTGAGCCCGGATCTGCGCCTCCTGCTGCTGCATCTGCTGGCCGCGAAGCAGCTCGGCGTTCTCCCGCCGCAGACGGCGGAACTCCTTGTACTGCTCCTCGCTCATGCCCGCCTCCTCGGCGGCTTCACTCCAATAGGCATGGTCGTTGTCCACGGCCTCCAGCAGACGCTTTGCATCCCCGTCCTCGATGCCGTACCGCTCCATCAGCGTATCCAGCACCGGCTCGTAGGACTGCATCCGCTTCTCCGTCTCCCGCGCCTCCTTGAAGCGCCGGTCGATCATCCGCTGTGTCTCCTGGGTGTACAGATCCTTGTACTCCCCGTTGATCAGCTCCCGGAAAGCCTTTTTCTTGGCCTCCAGCGCGTCGGACGTGGTCTCCACGTCCTTCACCTTATCTTCAGTCCCGGCGTCGGACTGTACTTCCGTCTGGCTCTCCGCCTGTTTGCCGTACTTGACGTTGGCCAGTGCGCCCGATTTGCTCTGGCGGGTGGTACCGGAGCTTGCCTGTGTCTCGCCCTGTGCGGTGGCAGCTGTCGCCCCATCGCCGCCCTCGCCGTCAAAGAGGCAGAGGGAGATTCTGTAAAGGTACATATCTGTTCCTCCTTTAATTCGCGGGCATATCGCTCCCGTGCAGCGCTCCCTATCCACCCTTGCGGCGGGCGGCGGCTCGTTGCCGCCGTCACACCGCGCAGGCAGGGAGGAAGTATCTATATCATAGAAAGGGGGCGCGGTCTCCCGCACCCCTAAAACGAAAAATATTTTTATTTTTTTTCGATTTTTACGGAGATCGCCTCCGGCTTTGCCATTTCCAGCTGCAAAAAGCCGACTTTAAGCAGGTCATACAGCCACCTGCCGCCGTGCCAGCGCAGGTACGCATCCCCGCTGTCCAGCCGTTCCAGCACCAGCTCCGCCTCCTGCGTGTTGTGCAGCCAGCCCGCCGCCGTGTACAAAAGACAGCTTACCGCCGCACACACGTCAGGGTATCCCGTGGCGTGTCCCTTGCACCTCACGGAGCAGCTGTCCCCGTGACGCAGTGTTACCTCCGTCATAGGCTGGGCGTGCTCCGCTTTGCCAATGCCTGCCCGTAGCCGGTCATGGGCGTCTGCGCCTCCATGATGCCGCTTGCAAGCTGGCTGGTGGCCTCCGCAGGTGCGCCGCCGCCAGTCTGCTCCGGTGCAGCGCCCGCGCCCTCCTGCGGCATAATAGCGCCCGTTAGCATGGCGATCTGCGACTGCATCTGCATCAGCATATTCAGCAGGGTCTGCCCCTGCATCACCTTTTCCCGCACGGTCTGGATGCCCTCAAAGTCCATCATCTCCAACGCCGTCAGGCTGGCCTGCGCGTTGTCAGGATTGAAAAAGCCCAGGGAGTAAAGTTCCTTTGCCCGCTCGTTCTGTTCCATGCGGGAGAAGGGATTCTTTTTCTGCGCCTTGATCTTCAGGTCGAACACCGGACGGCGGTACATCTCGTTGCCAAGTGTGTCAAGCCCCGTCACCTGATCCTGCAATCCCGCGTTGTCGAAGTCTACAAACTGATACTCGTTTCCCTCGCCGGTAATGCGGAAGCTGCGGCTCACGTCGTAAAATTGCCGCATCAGCTCCACGCACAGCGTGTTGATCTGGGTATAGGCGCGGTAGCTGGCGGCGATCATATCCCGGCTTGCCTTGTTTCCGGCCTCCTGCAAAGCGGCAATAGCCGCTGCCGCCGTCACGTTGGAGGTGCCGCCGGAGTTTACGTCGCGATTTGCCGCCGTGTCCTTCATTTCCTCGATCTTCATCTGCGCCACCGTGACGTAGATATCACTGAGAGGCTGGGTGACGATCTCCTTGATCCGCTGGTCGCCGATCTCGCCGTTGACGTGTACCAGAGGGCGATTCCAGTCAATAAACTCCTGCTCGTTGATGGCCGTACTTTCCGACACGAAAAAGCGCTTTTTGGTTGCCATCATCGAGTTTTCCAGAATGTTGGCGCTGAGCTTGTCAATATAAAGCTGTGGGTCTTTACAGATCGCCACATAGCCGAAGCCGATAGGCGTGCCCTTTTCCGGGTACATGACATCCAGCACCACCGGGTACATCCCGTGGTCGTAGAAGCCACGCTCCCGATACTCCGGATCATTCTCGCTGGCGTACAGCAGGGTGGAGCCAACAAACTTGACGTAGTGCAGCGCCGTCCTTCCGCTGGGCGTCTTGACCTTGTAGTACCAGTCCACCACCACGCTCTTCTCGCTGGTGTCCACGGTGTCGTCGTAGATGTACTCCTTCACGTCCACGACCTTGCCCTTCTGCTTGCCCTTGAGCTGGGGGTACTCGCTGTCCAGCAGGTCGTTGTCCACCAGATCCACGATAAACAGATTCCGGCTTTTCTGGATGTCCGTGATACCCGGCTCCCAGAACAGATTCAGCAGGTCGATGTCCCGAATCTCGATGTCGCCCAGCCCGTTGTCCTTTTTGCTGTCCCAAAACACGCCGTACACCGCCGTGCCGTGCTTCAGTTTTTCCCACCAGTTATCGGAGTACACCTGCTCAAAATGGTTGTACTCCTGCACCACCGGCAAGATCTGGCTCAGCGTCTTTGCGCTCTGCTCGTCGCTCTTTTCGCGTGGCAGCACCACCGGCTCCGGGTAATTGTCCATCGCGTCTGCGTGCTTATTTTGAATGGTGTTAAACAGCCACGCCGACGTAGGCTTGGGCTGGGGCGGGGAGGAGAGGACTTCCTTGCCGCTATTGTCCACCAGCTTGGCCTTGCTCTGCCCGATGCCCTCCCAGTGCCGCAGCTCCCACCACAGCTCGTCGTTGACCACCCGGCTCTCCAGATTGCCCTTTCCGTTTTTGTACCGCGTCAGCAGGTCGATGCCGCGCTCCACGTCCTTTTCCGTGATGGTGGGCGTGGCGTCCGTCCGCTCCAGCAGCATTGCCGCCATCTCCGGCGGCATACCGTCCTCCGGCACAATGCCGGGGATGCCGTATCTCTCCATACTCTCTCCCCCTTAATAGGTCTGATAAAATGCGTACCGGCTGGGCCTGTACTCGTCCTCCGTGTCCAGCGGCGAATAGGGCCGCTCCACGATGTGTCCCATGTCCCTTGGCCCGATGGGGTTTTTCATGCAGACGTACCGCAGCTGATCGTAGATATGATCCTCGCCGTCCGTGTCGATGTCCTCCACGTCCGTCTGGTCATAGACCAGGTTCGGGACTGTCCGGATGAAGTTCTTGCAGGTGTTGAACACATACAGCATCGGCACGCCGTCTGCGTCGAACGCCAGCCGGTGGTGGATCTGCATCTTGCCGTTGATCCGTGCATGGTCGCCCTTTTCAAAATACACGCGCTCCCGCTCCATCAGCGCACCCACGCTCTCCGTGCCGTCGCTCTGCCAGATCGCCGGGTCGCCCACGCGGTGTATGTCCCGCCCCCGCAGGTTGGGATCGTCCGCCTCGATGCGCCGTATCTCCTGCGCCACCTTGGTCGGCTCCCACATCACGCCTCGGTTGGGCGTCCCGTTGCAGCCGTAAAACTCCCGGATATGGTACATCCGCCGGTTTCTGTCCACCGCGTACCACCCCACGGAAAACGGACGGGAATAGCCCCAGTCCAGCCCGCACCAGATCACCCAGTCCTCCGGTATGCGGAACGGCTCGATGACGTGGGTGTTTTTCCTGTCCAGATAGTGTTCCCGGTCGTTTTTCCACTCGGTGAACACCTGCCCCTCGAAGCTGTCCCAGTTGCCGTACAGCAGGGCATTCCGCTCCGCCTCCGGCATACTGGCCAGCCGCTGCACATACAGCGGGTCATTTTCCATCAGGATCTTGTTGTCAAACACGGAGGAGGGAACGAATATCCGCTGCTGCTGCCCCGTGTGCTTTTTCCCGTCCGGCGTGTACCACACCGCCTCCTCCGTGATGGGCTGCATCGGCGGTGCCGCCGTGATAAACCGCTCCTTGACCCAGCCATGCCCGATGTTGCCGGGGTTGGCGGTGGATCGCATATACACCCGTGTCCCCGCCCCGTTGGGGCGGTTACGGGATTTAAGATACTCGTACTCCTCCTGTGTAAAGTGCGTTAATTCGTCAAACGCGATGAAGTCATACGCCTGCCCCTGATACTGTATCTTGTCCTGCGGCCTGTTCATGCTCCCGAACACGATCTGCGCACCGGAGGGAAATCGCCATGTGTGGCTGCTGCCGTTGTACCGCGCCTTGGGATATGCACGGGGGTAGTAGTTCAGCGTCTTGTCGATCAGCTCCCGCAGCTGGGGGAATGTCTTTCGCAGGATCAGCGCCTTGTACCACGGGATATGCACCTGCCGCAGCGCTTCGATGACCAGCGCATCGCTCTTGCCGCCGCCCGCCGCCCCGCCATACAGGGCCTCGTATTCCGGCCTTGCCATAAACACGGCCTGCCGCTCCTGCGGCTTCCACACGATCTCAGGCATCCGTCTTCACCTCCGGCATCAGCACCACGCCGATCTCCTGCCGGTCTGCCTCCGGCGCTTTCTCGCGCCATCCGAAATTGCAGCTCAGACTAAACTTTGCGCCGTTCGCGCCGTCCCGGTCATATAGCCGCGCCTCCGCGTATTCTTCGCACCGTGCCTTTGCTCGCGTAACCGTGTCCGCGAATTCCGGCCTTGCCTGATAATCGATCAACGCCTGCCGTCCGGTAAAGCCCAGTGCCAGCGCCAGCCCCGTGATCGTCGGAGGCTTTGCGTTTATGATGATAGGTATCCCGTACTTATCCCGCACCGCGCATCCGTCGTCCCCGATAAACAGCTCTCCCTCGCACGCCTTAAAGTAAGCGTCAATTGCCGCCTGCATCGCCTTTACGCTTTTCCATTTTCTCGGCGCTCCTGCCGGCATATGCGCACACCCTTTCTTTCCTGACGCAGCGGCCTCCCACCACTGGCCTTTGTCATTGCCGCGTCCTTCCCCGGCTTTCGCCCCACCTGTTTTTTTACACAATCGGTCGGGTACCACCACGCATCCATACTGTCCTACACAGCGGCTTTGTCCTAAGACAACCGCCACCACACCACATCCGCGCCTCGGATTTCTTTCGGCACGGTGGTACCCAGACCAACCACGGAACTTTACAGCCCTGCGCCGGTACGTCGGTCGCATCCGTTCATCTTTACAAAGCCGGTGCCAGCCAATACATAAATTCCTTCGTCCTGTCGCTTTCGTACAGCGCACAGGAAAGACCACTTTCGCAGGCTTACGCTCCGTGCGGCTGCGAGGCAAGAGGTCACGCCTATGGTGCAGACGGTTGGACTCGAACCAACGACATACCTCCTGGCGCGGTGCTCTGCCAACTGAGCTACGTCTGCATATTGCCCCGTCAGGGCGGAGCCGAAGCCCCGCCCCCACCGGGTAGAAAAGAGGAGAAAAGAAATGAATCGGCACGGGCAGGTTGCCCCCGCATATCCATCATACCTATATGTATATCGCCCGCGCACCCCTCAAACGAAAAAAATTTTTTTCTTTTCAAAAAAGGGCTTGGCTGTGTTCTTGGTATGGTATATAATAAAGCCATACCAAGAACAGGAGGAACCGATCATGAAGGAGTTTAAGACCGAAATCATTGAAAAAATTGTTAAGGAATCTGAGGGAAGCAAGATCGTCAGCCTGCACGACGTAGGCGTCTCCCTTGGCCACAAGCATCTCTCCGCGCAGGACTGCCGCGACATCATCAGCGCGGCGCTGAAGCGGATGCCGGACTACCGGGTCATGAAAATGGTTGCTCCGCGCACTTCGGACTGCTGCGCGTCCCTTTGGGAGACCGCCACATTCGTCGACTCGTCCCTTGAGTTTGAGGAAGGCGGTGATTTCTGATGCCGAGAAAAGGCGTGAAATTGTCTGAGGAGGCTGCCAAGAAGAACGCCGCCGCCAGCGCCGCGTGGCACAAGAAAAACACGGAGGCGCTGTCGATCCGCGTTCGCCGCGAGAAGGCCGAAGCCTACAGAGAGCTGGCCAGTCGGAGGGGGCAGTCCCTTTCGTCCATCGTGTGGCAATATCTTGATGCCGAATGCGAGAAGGAGGGAATTGTCATCGAGAAACCATAGTATCCCCGTCTTTCACAGATTCCCAGCCTTTACACAAGACCATGACGACGAAAGTGGACACCTACATGGTGTCCTCTTTCGTCGTTCATGTCAGAACTTCCTCCCCAATGCGGCCATGATCTTCTTGTCCACTTCCGTCAGGTTAAACAGCGCGTATTCCAAATCATACTCCATCGGCGGAGGCCCCGGCAAATCGCACTGTCTAATATCCTCCGGGAAAAACGTCTCCCGCACGCCCTTGCACTCCGCCACGATGTAGCGCCCCTTGGGATGCACATACACCACCGTAGCCTTGCGGACAGGATACTGCTTGTCCGTGGTCGCCCCGACGCCGGGGAACGGCTCCGGCATCGTCAAAAACCGCGCCCGGATCATATCACCCTTCTGCATCGTCCCCGTCCTTTCTCTCGCCGTAGGAGCAGAAGTCCTCCGGCTTGCGTTTCTGCCAAGCCGCTGAGTGTACGTTGCCGCCCGAGTAAAGTTTCAGGCAGACACCCATGTCGTAGTGCTTGCAGTCCTTACAACGCACCACCGGCACGGCATCGACGGTGGTTGCATCTTGCAAAGCGTCATCAAACGCATCAAACGCATCTGTTCTGCCTTGTTCAATTTGCTCGTTAAACAAGCACTCTAATTCTTCCGCATCAATCAGCCGCATCGTTGTCACCTCCGTCCATCTTCGCTCCGCAGTTGGGGCAGTATTTTGGAAGAAGTCTCATTGGCATCGGGTCATCGTAACAAATATCTTCTCTGCAAGCACTACACTGCCAATCGCACCATTCTTCGACGTCAAACAAGGTATCGTCGTCATCAAAGTCGCTTTCTGACGGTATCCACACCCCATGCCCCACCATGCGCCCGTCCTTGTCTGCTTCCGATAGCTCCCGCAGACGGTCGATGCCGCCGCACTCTCCGATGGTCGTGCAAAGGTCGCTCCAGTCTTTAACCAGCGCAGACACTTCCTCCGGTGTCCGCCCCGTGTCCTCGTAGGCAGCAAGGCGGACTTGCAGCACACAGATCCACTCTTGTTCCGTGTATTTCTCCTCGTAATCTGATGCCATAAGAACCTCACCAGTTCTAAGTCGCTGTGTCAGTCGTTCCATCAGCTCGTCTCCTTCTCCCACCGAATTTTCATCTGCGCTGGGTATAGGTCAACTTCCGGTCTGCGCTTTCCTGTCCACCGCAAGCCGCCAGCCTGCCCCACGCATTTCCACCCGCTGGCTTTCAGACTTGTGCCGCTTTCGCTGTCCAGTATGTAGGTTACAAGTCGTTTGTAGCCCATCGCCCGTGCCGCCCGCCAAGCAGCGGCGTACAGCATAGAGCAAGCATTGTGGGTGCCATCTGTGCATAGCCGGTTGACCTCCAGCGTCCATCCGTCGTCCAGATGCCGGCTCACCGGTCTGCCCACAATGGCAACGCCCACGATTTCCTTTCCGTCCGTGCAGCCGATAGAGAACTTGTGCCCCACCACTGGCTTATGATGCCGGTGGTGCTGCTCCACAAAGGCGTTCGCCTCCTTGAGCGTCATCGGGCAAACCTCAAGGCTCATTTCTGCTCCTCCTCCACCGCTACGGGCTTGGCAAACTGTGCCAGTCCCTCGCTCATCTTTTCGATCTGCGCATCCCGCCGCGGTACGGTGTCCCGCAGGGAAGCGTTAGCCTGCGACAGTGCCTCGATGTGCCGCTGCTGGTTCTCGATCAGGTCAGCGGCAGCGTCATTCTTCTTTTTGATACAATCCTCAAATGCACCATTCGGCTTAAAAAAGGCACAAACTCCCTTAGAGCACTCCAAACCATAGCGTGGGCATTGCCGCAGCGTGGTCACGATCTCATCTCTTGTCATGTCATTCCTCCTCTGGAAAATGTTTCTTTGTCACGGCGATGGGAAACGGCTCGATCTCGCTTGCCCACCGCGCCGTGCCTCTGCCGTGTATGCGCTCCCAGATCAGCGGAAAGCCCGCGATGCCATCAAATAAGCTCCCCAGAGTCGCGCCCTCCGGCAAATACCGCGCCATACGCCGCAGCATCCAGTCCCAGAAGGGCAGGGCGATGGAGTTGCCCAGCGCCTTGTACCGTGGGCTGTCCGCGTCCTTGTGCTTCTTTCCCTTTTCGTCTATCCATTCGCCAATGTCCGTCCAGTGGTCAGGGAAACCTTGCAGCCGTTCGTATTCCATCGGCGTCAGGCGGCGCACCACCATGTTCTGCCGGACTGTATTATTCAGGTTTAGACTTTGCCCGCCGCTTTCTTTTGCTTGCAGCGTACCGTTTACCTCTCCGCCCTCTCGGAAATTGCGGCAGTCGACGGCGCACACAAGGTCTGTGCTGTCCTTAAAGTCCCGTTGCTTGCAACTGCTTGCAACCTCGGCGGCGCGATAATCTCCAAATCCGTTCATCTGGTATGTAAGCGGCACTTGATTGCCGCCTGTTCCCATTCGCGCTTGCAATGCCGGGACTTGCTCTCCGCACTCGCGGATGACGTCGCAGGCGTGTGTCATGTCCAGCGCGACAGCCGGTAGTTTTTGAGCAACAAACGTCTGGCAATGCATACCCGGCTCTGCTGCCAGTGCCACCGATTTCTCGCCAATATCTCTCACTTCTTCTCTCTGGTTTGTGGCAAAAGCCATCACCGCAGGTTTATTACCGCCACACTCAGCATTCAACGTGGGAGCTGTTTCTTCCTCGTATCCGATGCTGTGAGCCTTTTCGCTGTTGCCCAGCTTAAACCCGGCGCACAATACGCTGTCCCTTGCCATACCGCCGTTCTCATTGGCATTCAGACTGTGCCATACGCCATCCTGATCGTACACTCTTGCGCTCTGCGCGTCCCACGGATTCATACACGCAACCTCCGCGCACACAGCAGGTCTGTCGATTGTGTTCAGCGTGTAGCTCTCGTCCGCTTTCCAGCCCTTGCCGTTGCATCCGGCGGTATCGGCGCGGTCAATGCAGTTACCTTGCAGACAGAAAATCGTCTGATCGTTGCCCGTGCCCAGCGTTCCGCTTTTCTCCGTCTGCACTAACGCGCCTTTTCCTCCTCCGTCACAGCCCCCCCTGATGCGGACTGCATAAGAAGCACCGCTTTCAGCCGCTCCGGCAGGTCTTTCCCCCGCCGCTCCGCTCTCCGTAATATCCCCAGACACGCTTTCGCGGTCAAATTGTATTTGGGCAGCGGATTCTCCTCCAAAATCTGCGACAACCGAGATTCTTCGGCGACGCTGTGGGGTCCCCAGACGGATAACATTTCCTGTACGGCTGTCTCGGATGGTTTTTCCCCAGTCTTTAGCGTCGTGAGTTCGCCAAGCGATAGACCACCCATCACCGTCAATGGCTCCTGCCTTTGTCCATTTCCACTTTTTCGGCAGTCCAGATAAAGAAAATCCTGGTTCTGCGATACGCGCAATTTCTTCCAGCACGGCGTGGAAGTCTTTTCCTCTGTTGCTGCTGAATGCTCCGACAACGTTCTCCCAAACGAGATACCGAGGTCGGACCATGTTACCTGTCCGTCCATTCCGTTTGTCCTCCGCTCTCATTTCTTTTACGATGCGCACCTGCTCCATAAACAAGCCGCTTCGCGCTCCCGCCAAACCGGCGCGTTTCCCAGCGATGGAAAGATCCTGTCTAACAAGGTGAACCACCTGTAATACACCAAATGGGTTCAATCTCTTCCCCATTTATTTTCGTAATATCGCCTAAATGTTTCACCTAAATCACCTCCTAATCTCCAAACACCACGCCGCACTCGTCCTTCAGCATATCCTTGATGTGCTTGCGCTTGATGCGGCCTTCGTTGATCTCCTGCGTGATTTTTTCCAGACACTCGTACAGATACGCGATACTGTGGGTGTCCCGGCTGTCCGGTGTCTCCTCCTGGACGTGCCAGCCGCACTTGTCGATGAGCGCCATCGCCACCATGTCCATGCACTCCTGCGTACCTCTGCGCTTGCCGTCCATAAAAATCCGGTCGTCCCGGCTCAAATGCTGCTTGCCCATGTGTCACCACAACCTTTCCTGCGCCGTATGCTCCGCAAACCGCTGCTCTTGCAGCCGGAAGTATGCCGGATCGATCTCGCATCCAACAAACTCAAAGCCGAGGTTATAGGCCGCTATTCTGCTGCTCCCGCTACCCAGATGCGTGTCCAAAATGCGCCAGCCTTCTTTGGCGTACTTCATCAGCAGCCACTCGTACAATGCCACGGGCTTTTGCGTTGGATGTATTCTTTTCCCCTTTTCTTGCAACGGCGAGTAATAAAAAGTTCTCGCGGATGTATCGAAAGAAGTCCATGCAAATTCGCAAGATGCAAAAGAAATATCTTCCGGCTGCTTTTTGTCCCAAATAACAAATCCCCTACAAGGCGGAAGATCGTAATAATTCCCCCCCCATATTATTTGGTTTTTGCTGCATCTTTTTAATTCGCTAAAATACACATCACCCGGAGTCGCATCGTCCCATCTTGTTTCAGTGGCATTGTATTTTTTCAATCGACCACTATCATGAATGCTAATTCCATACGGCGGGTCTACGATGGCAAGGTCAAACGCCTTGTCCGGCAGCGTCCGCATATACTCCATGCAGTCGGTGTTTATCGCAATCTGCTTGCCCATCACTCGCCCTCCTCCAGACGCACCACCTCATAGCATCCGTAGCTTCCGCCGTGCCGGAACGCCTTGCAGATACCCACACGGACATTCTGATATTTCCGGCCGGACAACTGCGCCAACTCCGCCGTGGTCGTACCCCACCAGCGGGGCAGGCGGTACTTGTCACGGGTGACGATCATGTAGACTGTCATGCTCACACCTCCCGGATGGCGAATCCGTACCGATTGCGGAACAGCTTTGCTTTCATGGCATACTCGCGGGTACGCATCCCTTTCACGTCCTCCACCACCGGCAACCAGTGCCGCTGTCCGTAGCTGTCAGGCGCCGTTCTGCGCTCGTACACGAAGTCCGCGATGTAGTCGATACTTTTCATGCGGTCACCCTCAAACGTCGTGTACGCCTCTTGCAAGCAGTACCGCACCTGCAATTTCAGCCCGCGTATCTCCCCGGCCTTTTGCAGCAGCATCAGCGCGTCATAGCGCTCCGCCTCCTTCTTGCTGTCGAAGGTCAGCTTGCCGCGCCGCGTCTTTTGCGCCTTGTACTTGCTTGGCTTGCGCATCTTCTCCATGACCTGCTTCTGTGCCGCAGGCCCCAGCCGCATCAGATCCTCACTGTTCATCCAACAACCCTCTTTTCTCCAGTCCGCGCCTGCTCATGGTATAGCGCTTGACTGTCGTCATTTTCTGCTCTTTTCCGCAGCGCTGGCACACGCCCTGCGCCCATCCGTGGAACGCTGGCTCGACGATGTAATCCGCCGCCATCTCCTGCAAACAGGCCACGCACAGCCGCGCTCTGGCCACGCGCCAGATGCCTTTATCCATCCAGCGCCTCCTTGGCCTCCTGCCACATCATCCCGTGTTCCCGTGCATAGCGGGAGATACGGCCCAGCTTGCGCTCCTTGTGGACGTAGTCCCGCATCCAAGCAAAACGCTCCATCGTGTCCTGTGCCTGTTCTTCCTGCGCCTTCTCCTCCTGCGGCTCAATGCCCATCGTGATATCGGCCACATCGGGAAAAAATTTATTGCGTCTGGCATAGGCGACGGCGGCGGCTCTTACGTCCGCATAGCCGTAAGGCTCTAAGGCGATCTCCCACGCCAGCTTCATTTTTGCCGTGACCTGCTTATTCGGCCAGAACTCCGAAAACAGGGTAAAAAGCTTCTCGACTTCGCTTCTGTCCATTTCTTCCTCCTACGGTAGTACATACTCCCGCCGCCGTAATATATAACATTCGTTCTCTTACTCTCCCTCTCTCTCTTACTCTCTCTCTTTCTCCTTACGCCTTTGTTGTGCGTTTGTTGTGCGTTTGTTATCCGTTTGATTCTGATTTGTTCTGGCGGTTGGCGGCTTTATTCCTGCCGCTGTCCAGTGTGGGGCGAATCAAATTAAACGCGACACTGGCGGCGGGGGAGAGACTGCTGGACGGCTCTGTTTCGTTCAGCGCATAGTCGCAGATCGCCAGAAGGATCTCCGCCTGCTGCTTTTTGGGGAGAGGCTGTATCGCATCCCAATAGGAGCTGTAAAACGTGAATTGCTTGCGCTTCACACCGCCTCACTCCTTCTTCATCGCCCCGATGACGTACACGCCGCGCTCCTTGTCCAACGCCACCTGCACGGTGTAGTCTATCAGCGCCTGCGTCACCAGCTCCGCAGGGATCTCCAGATGGTAGCCCCACAGCGTGTCGCAGTCCTCACGCTTCTCGCCAAACTGTACGGCACAGGCGGCGTAGTGCGCATCCACGCCGCGCTTGAACGCCTCTATCACGCTCTCCGCGTCCTCGATGTGCTGCCGCTGGCGCTGTACGATGTTTTCCAGGTGCCGATTCTGCCGCCGCAGACCCTTGATCTCATCCTGCATCTTTCCCATTCTTTTCTTCCTTTCTTTCATACTCGTCCGTCAGGTGCCGTGCGATGGTGCAATGCTCCCACGCACCGGCGCAAAATTGATTCATAAAGCGGGATGCCGCGCCGCCCGTCTCGAAGCTGACGCGGCTCCCGCCCTCGCAGCAGACCCGCCGTTTCTCGCTGCTGGTGAAGTAGGGGCAGGTGTACCGCTTGTGCCAGTAATCCATGCCGCTTACCCCTCCCATCAGAACGGCAGGTCGCCGTCCGCGTCAAAGTCCTCGTCCACTTCCACGAACTGTCCGCCGCCGTATCTATTGGTGCCGCTGTCCGCGTCCTTTTTGGCATCGCCAAAGTAGATGTTGTCCGCCAGCACCTCGGCGTTCCGGCGCTTGTTCCCGTCCTTGTCCGTCCAGTCCCGCAGCTGCAAACGCCCCTCCACCACGGCCATGCGGCCCTTGGAGAAATACTTGGATACGAACTCGGCGGTGTTACGCCACGCCACCACGTCAATAAAATCCGTGTCCTTGGTGCCGTCCGTGTTCTTAAAGTCCCGGTCTACCGCCAGCGTGAAGCTGGTGACGGCGGTGCCGTTCTGCGTCCTGCGCAGCTCCGGGTCACGGGTCAATCGGCCCATGATGAAAATCTTGTTCAGCATTTCTTATCTCCTCTCATAAATAACTTTTTCCGAACTCGCGGCGGAAGTCCTCCTCCGTCCAGCCCTGCTCCTCCATTGCCTTGAGCTGCCCGTACCGCCTCAGACGCCGCATCTGGTCGCCGTTCTTGTGTACCGCGCCGCGCCCGTTCCGGTGGCAGCGATTGCCGCACAGGTACACCACAAGGCCGTACTTCTCGCTCTTCTTCCGATTTGCGCCTCCGAGAATGTGGTGGCGCTCCAGCGGGTCACTTGGGTCGTTCCGCCCGCACAAAAAGCATCGCTTGTCGTTCATACGCTCACCTCTCCCCACCGGCTCACAAGGGCATCCAGCTCTCGCGGCGTCATGGTCTCGATGCCGACATCCCGGCAGTCCTGCACAATGGCGTCTATCAGCCGCGCCATCTGCTCTGTGTCGTATACGGAGCTGCCGTACCAGACGGTCACGTTTACGCAGCCCTTGATTTTGCTGGGGCCGGTATCGGTCATCCAGCCGATACCGTTCCGTTCCCAGCTCCGGCAGAACGCCTCCGCCGCCTTTTCCCGCAGGCACAGCACCTCGCTGACGCCGCCGATGCTCTGTATCTCCTGCCGGTATACCTTCTCTCTCGCAACGCCGTAGTGCGCCGCCAGCTTGTCCAGCAGCACCCACGCATACCCGTTGGCATCCAGGCTCCGCCCTTTGCCCTTGATGGTGGCGGTGTACTCCTTGCCCGGCTTCAGCGCGTCACAGACCTCCATCGCCGCCTCCTGTGACTTCACCCGCAGGCAGAGCCACGCGCCCTCGCTGTCCTGCGACCAACGCGCCGCGTTAACCGTTACCTGCAGCATGGTTGTTCTCCGCTCTCATGCAGCCCCAGCAGAGCCGCTTGCCGTACTTCTTTACCGCGTTCTCTACGATCTCGTTGGTGGGATACACACGATCCCCGCACTTTACCGCCTTGATGGGCAGTCCGCAGCACTCACACAGCACCGGGGTCTCCGGCTTGTCATACTTGCTCTTGTCCGCTTCCCAATACACGTCCGCACCAAATCCAAGAGCCTTACAAGCCACCGAGATAGCGTCCGTCAGCGCCATTTTGAAGCACTCGTCGGAGGTATAAGGCCCGTTCTTCTCCTTAGCGACAAACGCACTGCCGCCCGTACCGGGGATCGCGTCAGACCACACGCCGTCGGCCTTTACAAACAGGTCAATATCCAGAAATGCGGCTACTTCGCCGTTCGCGCCCTGCTCCAGCCGCTTGTCAGTGATGACGTATTTCCATCCGAAGCCGCAGGGACCAAACTTCTCTGTCAGCGCCTTAATGCGCCACATGGGGTTGATGTCGGTCTTGCCCTTCAAGCGGCCCGCCTCGATGAGCCTTGTTGCGCTGTCCGGCACACTGCGGACTTCGTTGTAGATCGTCAGGTTATCCATCACTTCACCCCCATGTTCAACCGCTCACACAACTCCGCGCCGGTCACGGCCATGCCGGACTTGAGCAGCGGCGCAATGTCCGTCTTGCTCACCGTCGGCTGGGCATAGGTGATCTTGCCGTCGTAGCCGTTGTCTATGCACCACTGCACCACCGCGTCCATGTCGGTGATCTCCACCGCCGTGCTCTTGCGGTATGTCACGGCACATTTGGCCGTCTGGAATGCCGCGCCGCCCAGCGCTTTCTCTGCGTAGTCCAGCAGCTTCTCCCGCTTGCGCTCCATCGCCTTGCGCCGCTCGGCAAGCTCCTTTTCCTCCTCGCGGATGGCCTTTGCCTCCGCCGCCAGATTCTTTGTCCAGCAGAGTACGCCCTCAATTTTGGCGTCCCGCGCCATTTGCAGCGCCTCAAACGCATCAAAATCCAGCACCTCGCCGGTTTCCTGGTCGATCAGGTTCTCCAGTTCCTGGTCGATGTGATACAAACTCATACTCATTTCTGTTCCTCCCATGCGTCCACCGTCTCAATGCAAAACTCGCATCCAACGATGACGCCGTCCTTGTTCTTGTAGTAGGTGTCCGTCTCCTCCCCGCACACGGGGCAGACGGGCATATCGTAGTCCTTCGGCTCTAAGGGCCGCTCCGGCTCCCAATACTGCATCACGCTTCTCATACCGGTCGACCCGCCGCTTTCAGCACGTCCCGCATCGGCTTTCGCGCCTTGAGGATGGACATAGCCCGCACCGTGTCCCGCTTGTACTGCCGGTACAGGTCTCCCAGCTCCTCCGTCTGGTAGTATCCCTCGCCGTCGTTGCAGATCATCACGCCCTGCCGCTTGGCTTCGCTGACGGCCTTGCGCATCATCCGGTCGGAGGTCTGCATCGCCGCCGCCAGCTCCGCACGGCTGATGGCGTTTCGCCGCCCGTGGGGGATCAGCGCCGCAATGCGCTCCGTCTCCGCCGTCCGCTGTGGGATGTCGGCTTTCTCATCCTCGCCGTACAGATATGCCCGGCTGGTACGCAACGCCGCCTCCAGCGCCGTCAGCACCTCCTCCGTGGGCAGACACACGCCGTTTTCAAACCGGCTCACCATGCAGGTGTCGATACGGGGATCCACCAGCTTCAGCACACCGCTGACCGCCTCCTGCGTCAGCCCAAGCTCCAGCCGCCGTTCCTTCAATCGGTTCATTTCCGTCCTCCCTTCGCGCCCTGTTGTATGCGCTTGTGTGCCTTGCGCATCACGCGCCCTTTGTACTCCTTAAACTCGTTGTTCTTGACCCGCTCCGCATAAGAGATGGCTTTCTCCGCCTCGTGCTGCTCCCAGACGGGACAGCCGGTGCGGCACCCTACCCGCCGATTGGGGCATTCAATGGGGAAGTTGGTCATTCCCATCTCACAAGCTCCCGGCTCACACCGGCGCGGTGCGCCTCCTCGTGGGTCATCAGCACGTCCACCGTGTAGCCTTTCACGCCGGTATCGGCGGCGATATACGTTTTCCCGCCGACGGTCACGGTGCTGCCCAGCGGGATAATGTCCGGGTCAACCGCCACCGCCTCGCCGATGTTCACCCACCGCCCGGAGGCCGTCAGCACCTGCCCCGCCTCGTTGCAGTTGATGTCCGCATAAGGTGTGCAGCACGCGCAGTAGCCGGTGATGTTACAGACCAGCAGATTCTCCGGCGGCTTCGCGGCGGACAGCACCGCCGACTGCACCGCAGCGGACAGGGGAGGGGGTACGTCCTCCGGCTCCTGTGCCTCCGGCAGCGTCAGCGCCCATAGGAGGATGCCGGCAATAGCCAGCCCAAGCAGGATATTGAAGATCCAAAGCCGCCTATTCCACCGCCGCTCCCAGCAGCGCCGGGAATACTCCCGCGCCCGCCTGTTCCGCTCTCTCATCGTCCCAGCGCCTCCACGCCCTTGACGATGGCCCAGCTCAGCCACGCCGCGCCGATAAACGCCAGCGCCCATGCAAACGCGCTCATTCCTCCACCGTCCTTTCCGCGATCCATGCGTCCAGCTGCTTCTTGAAGATCTGGAACACAGGGCTTCGCTCCATCTCGATCACGATTCCGAAGGGATACACCCCCTGCTTGATGCCCTGCCGCAGCGTATCCGGCGATATGCTTAACCCGCGATCCCGCAGGTACAGCGCCGCGTCCTGCGGCGTCAGTGTCACGATCCTGCTCATTTCTTTTCTCCCACCTCAAACACATATCCCTGCGTGCGCAGTTTACGGATTATGTCCGCATATCCCGCTTCTGCTTCCTCGCGGGTTTTGAACTCTTTCAGCTTCGTATATCCTCGTAGCAAGAAATATCGCTCAACGTAATCATACGAATGCCCCACCACTGGCTGAAAACCGGGTTGAATTTCAACATTTGTTTCCCTGTCAACAAAAACAGCCTCCGCTCTAACGTAAATATCGTTGTTTTCACCCAGCGAACAACAGCACATATCTGCTGGATTATGGATATAGTTCATTTCTTTCTCCTCTCGATGATGGCATCCAGCGCATTTTCCATGCGCTTCTGGATGTCCTTCGGCTTCTTCACGCCGTTCAGGATCTGGCACACATACGCCTTTCCGATCCCCAGCTCCGCGCCCAGCTCGGCGTAGGTAATGCGGTTGTTGTGCATCCTCCCGATCAGTCGTCCCGTCCATGCTTCCGGCATTTCTTATCTCCTTTCAAATTTATAGTTGCAAAAGTTTACTTTTCGTGATACCATAAAGTTGCCACACATCATGCATCACGAGGTGCTTATGACCAGATACGATCTGCTTTCCGTCCTTCTGGACAATGGCGGCGAAATGGAACAGTCCCAGCTATTGAATAAATTCCCGGACGACCAAGTTACCGCCGAGGGCTTTTTCCAAATGCTTCTGGATGACCGCTGCATCAAATGCGGCAAAGAGCCGTGGTCAACTGTCTCCATCACATTCAAAGGCAAAGCCCTTTACTCACAGCTTGATCAGGAAAAGAAAGACCACGACGAGGAACGCGCCTACATTCGAGCCGTAAACCACAGCTCTCGCAATATCGCAATAATAGCCGCGTGCGCTGGTGTGATCGCCGCAGTCTTGTCCTTTGTCCAAATTCTTCTGCTCCTCCTGTGATAACCGCCGTAAATGGCTCACCAGCACCCAAATGTTCCCGATCAATACAGCGGTGCAGTACTGAAAGGCCAATACTGCTCCTACGCCCATTCTCTCACCACCTTTCTTTGATTACGCTAACAAATTCAACCCATAGCCGTATAATAACGCTAACGTTGTTGACAGTCAAGCCAAAAACGCTAACAAATTAAACTTCGGTTGGTTGCACAAAATTTTTGAGGTAATTTGTATGTTTTTTCAAAACTACCTGCGCCTGTGTAACAGTAAAAACATAAAGCCAACTGCCGCAGCCCTTGAAATGGGAATTGCAAAAGCAACTGTTTCTCGCTGGAAATCAGGCTGCAAACCAAATTCTGCAACTTTGCAAAAAATAGCTGACTATTTTGGTGTGCCGGTCGAAACCCTGACCGCAGGGCAAAAAGAAAAAGCCCCCGGCCGCATGGCCGAGGACTTGAGCGCCGAGGAGCTTGAAATTGTCTCTATTCTTCGCAAGATGTCTCCTGAGCAGCTTGCGCGGGAGCTGGCGTATCTGCGTCAAGCAGCCGCAGATGGGCAAGATAAGTAACTTTCCGCTCTGGTGTGAGCTTGCGGTATAGGTCGATCACCGCGTTGATCTCCTGTTCCGCAATCTGCGTTTTCCCCATTTTCTTTCCCCCTCTTTCGTCAAATTATATAGTTTTTTGCTCCGAGTTTGGCTATATATCCAAATTTATTTTCTTAACTTGTTTACATTCCGTGCAGTTTGTATAATATTGTCCGGAGGGGGTGAAAAGAATGCTATTTTTGATACTTTCAATCGTATTACCATTTTTTGCACTTGGAGTTATACCGTGGATTATAGCTGCGGTCGTCAAAAAGCCGACTTCCGCTTCATGGTATAAAAAACTTTGTATCGTTTTTGCCGTGTATTCCGCGCTTGGTACATACACATCCTCGATTAACGCCAACCAGCAAATCGATACCGTAATTCTAATTGTATTTTCCATTACATGGGGTATCGCTGAATACTGGCTATTAAAAACGATTGGTTTTTCCATATTGAAAAAAAGAGGAAAACTTGAGCAATCAGAGATGAAAAAATGAAACTTACCGACCAAAGCGCCCCCGCCGCCTCCGCAACGGCGACGGGGGCTTACAGCAGACACACCAACCATCACGCGCACCTGCTGCGGTTTCACCGTAACAAAACCGCATTAGGCAGGTCAACGCCGGAACAAGGCAGACCGCCCCTCCGCGCCAAACCGAAACGGGGCAGGCCGCGCCCAGTTGAGGGAGGAATGAATACAAATGGAAGAATCTTTACAGGAAATTTGCAGAGAAGCCAAATACCGAGAAAAGATGACGGCGCAGGACATATCCGACAATTCCGACGTTCCGCTGTCCAGCGTCAACAACTTTTTTTCATCGTCGTCCAAAATGCCGTCTATCTACACCGCTGGCCCCATCTGCCGCGTCCTCGGTGTGTCGATAGACGCTTTTTTTCATATTCAGCCAACACCCGATCCGTCCATAGAAGCACAACTTGCCCACGAACAGGAGATGAACCAGCTCCGCGTCAGAGCCATACGTCACAAGAATTATCTGATCCTCGGCCTGATGATCCTGCTTGCCATCGCCCTGGCATACGGCATTACCATTGATATGCTAAACCCCAATATTGGACTGTTCCAGAAATAAAACATCTGTTCTATTTGTTTGCTACCATTGTATATGACAAGTTTCTTGTTTTCAATCGGCAAGATTTACAAGATTCTTGTTTCTTCTTTGTGAGGTGTCCCTATGTCTACTTGTATAAAATGCGGCGTCCAATTGGTACCGGATGCCGTTTATTGCCATATCTGCGGGAAAAAGCAGGTCACGTCCTCTCGCAAGGCGCTGAAACGCCCAAACGGGTCAGGCACGGTGTATAAGCTGGGCGGGCGGCGGTCGCGGCCTTGGGTCGCCGCAAAAGACGGCGTGTATATCGGGTACTACGAGCGGAAGACGGACGCGCTTGCCGCGCTGGATCGGCTGGCAGGCCGTCCGCTGGAGGAAAAATTCAATATGACCTTTTCCGAGGTGTTCACCGAATGGAAAGCCGAACACTATCGGGAGATAGGGGAGAAGGGCGTGGAATCCTATGACAGAGCCTACGCTGTATGTGCGCCGCTGCACAACAAGAAATTCCGTGACCTGCGCACAAAGGACTTTCAAGCCATCATCGACAGCAACATGGCAAAGTCCAACTCCACGCTGTCCAAATACAAGCAGCTCATGACCCAGATGGCCCGCTGGGCCGTCCGTGAGGAGATCGCCACAACTGACTTTGCCAAATACGTCAAACTGCCCCAGCAGGTAAAAAAAGAAAAAGCCATCTTTACAGATGACGAAATCGCGCTATTAGAAAAAGACGGCTCCGACGCCGCCAAGATCGCCCTTATGATGATTTACACCGGTATGCGCATTGGTGAATTGTTCTCCCTGCCGCTGAAAGACTACCATGAATCGTATGTGATCGGAGGCGAAAAGACAAAGGCCGGCAAAGACCGCGTCATTCCCATCCGACCGGAGGGCAGGAAGTATTTTGCATACTTCGCCTCCCGCGCCACCTGCGACCTGCTTCTGTCCGGCTACGACGGGCAGCGCATCCCCGCCAATTACCGCAAGCGTGACTTCTATCCGTTGCTGGAAAAGCTCGGTATCCCAAAGCACACGCCCCACGCCACGCGCCACACCTTCGCAACATGGGCGAGAAATGCAGGCATCCAGCAGGAGATTTTGCAGAAGATCATCGGTCACGCAAGCTTCTCCACCACGGCGGATATTTACATCCATGCAGACGCGGAAAAGCTCATCTCTGCCGTTGAATCTGCAAGCAATTTGTAAGTAACCGAAAAAATCTAAAACAGCTTAACACGGATTCTGGTTATTGTTTTCCGTGAAACATTATCAAAACACCGCGAAAACAACGCAGAAACGTTGTAAAATTCCGTTATCCATATTTGACGTGCATGGGGTCACAGGTTCGAGTCCTGTACCGCGCACCACAAAAATCCCTGTAACCACAACGGTTACAGGGATTTTCTTATTTCCTCCAAAACACGTTTGTAAGTAACGTGTAAGCAACGTCACTCGGTCTCAACAACGTGCATTGCCTGCCGCAGCGCTTCCTTTACGTTGGGATCGTCGGTGTCCTGCATCATGCGCTCGATCAGATCCTTTGCCTTGCCCTCATCGCGGCTGTACCGGCCCATAGAATCCCTCTTGCGCCGATACGAGCTGCCTTTGTTGTAGGCGGTGCGCCCGGAAGACCAGTCGCGGGAATAACCATTATCGCGGGAATAACCATCGTCGCGGCTGTAGTCACCGCTTTCAAACATGGCGATTTTGTCAATGTTCTTGATGGATGATGCCAGCTTGTGGATGGCGTCCAGTTCAGCAGCGCTCAGCTCCCGCTGGCCGGAAAACTCAGACAGCTCCTCGCACAGCATCTCCCGGATGCCGAAAAGCTCTTTCATGTTCATGCTGCCCCTCCTTTCAGCAGACGCGCTCCACGATCATGTTGCTATTGGCAAAGCTGATCGCCTGAGCGCTGGTGTTCTCCATTGCCACCGTTACGCAGCAGCCCTTCGGCACATCCACGTTGGCAGCGACAAAGATATTGAAATAGTTCTCCACGGCGGCGGGCGTTACCGTTGCCACGGCGCTGGTCAGCGGCTCTCCGTTGATAGCCAGCGTGGCGGAGATTGCGCCCACCGTGCCGCCGGTGGGGATGGCAATGTTTCCGCCGAAAGACACACGGAAACGCGCCTTGCACTGGTTTGTCAGGCCGCGCAGGAACACCTGCCCGCTGCCCTCGCGGTGTACGATACAGGACTTGCCAGCAACGGCAGTTTCCGTCAGCGGTACATTCTGTCCGGCAGGAACAGAAACGATGTTGGTATTTACATATTCAGCCAAAATACTCACTCCTTTCAAAATGCAGACGGCGGAGCTATTGCCCCGCCGCCTTTCAATATCAGCCCGGAGCTGAACAATTTCCGTTTTGGAAATAGATTTCTATGCAGTTGTCAGCAGCCGGAGCATCCGGTGTAGCTGCCAGCCCACGGGTTGCAGGATGCATACGCCGGAATGGGCGTAGGCCGCAGCTGGGAGATCAGGTAGTTGTTCTGCGCAGCCTGAGACGCGGCCAGACGCAGCTCCTGATTTGCGCTCTCCAGATCGCGCATCTTGGAGTTGGTCAGGAAGTCCAGGATGGCGCGGCTGTTGGCGTTCTGGTTCTCCACGATGTCGCGGGTGGCGTTCTGCACGGTGTTCCGCGTGTCACACGCCTGCGTCGCCATGTCGTAGCGCACCTGCGCAATGGCGGCTCTGTTCTCACAGCAGCAGTTTGCCGCCTGCATCTGCATAGCGCTGAGCTGCTGCATCAGTGCGGCCTGCTGGTTGGCGCGGGACAGCTCGGCATTGCCGAAGCCGGTCAACAGGGTGTTGTTCACAGCATAGAAGCCGTCGCACAGTCCGTTGTTGATGATATCCATCTTGCGCTCGATGTTGGAGAAGTCGGAGGCCAGCACATAGCCGTCCACCACACCGCCGGAATTGCCGTTGTTGCCCCAGCCGTTGCCGCCCCAGCCACAGAACGCGAACAGGAACAGGATGATAAGGAACCACGCGCCGTCACCGCCAAAGCCAAAGCCGTTACCGCTGCCATTGGCAGGGGTCACAGGCATGGTCATGGTGGGCATACCCTCGGAAATAGACATAGTATCACTCCTTTTGTTGATGTAATTTATCTGAATCGCGGCCACGATCAAGAAACAAGTTACGTTTTGTCTTACGTTTTGTCTTACGTTTTGTCTTATGTTTTGCTTATTCCATCAGACTTTGAAATTGCTTCGCCATCTGCTGGAGCTGGTTCAACTGCTGCTGCGTGAGCTTGCCGCTTTGCAGCAGCTTCTCCACCTCCGCTTTAGGGTCTCCCTGGAAATTCGCCTTGAACTGCTTGAACTGCTGCACCATCTGCAAAAAGCCGTTGCCGCCGCCCATTGCACCGAAAAACGGATTATTCATCGCTCTTTTCCTCCTTGCGCTTCTTGCCCTTCATTTCGCTCACAAGCGCCGCCAGCGCGTCAAACTCCTTACGGGTCACATATTCCGCAGCGGGCGCTTTCTGCGTATCAGGAGAGCTTGCAAGCCGCTCCACAAGGTCGTACACCTTAAGCGTCGGCTTGCCGCTTGCATCGGCCTGTTTCAGATACACCGTGGGCGCCGTTGAATCCCACAGCGCCACCGCCGCATTGGGCGCGACCATCCAGCTTCTTGCCTCCTGTTCGCCGGATACCCACTGCACGCCGCTCTGCGGCAGGGGATTTTGCGGCATCGGAGGAATGGCCTGCATCTGCTGCTGCCTCAGCTGGGCAAGGTTGTCCTGCATCGGCGGCATATAGGGGTTTCCGTAGTAGGGATAGTTCATGCTTCATCCGTCCTTTCCCAGTAATACAAGGGTGTTTCGGCTCCGGAATCCCATGTGTCGTGCCAGTCTCCGTCTATCACGCACACCACATGGGACGCCAGCGCCAGCAGATATGTACCACGCGGGTGATCCATTGCAAAATCACTCACGGAATAGCTGTCCGAACAGTCCTCCGGGATGATATGCCGTGTAAAGCCCAGCTTCTTGAGATACGCGCCCCACACGTTGTTGGCGCTGGGCATATCCGCAAGCGCCAGACCCTGCATACAAAGCTGCACATACGTCTCATGCCAGCCCTGCCCCGTGGCGCGGCAGATCGCGCGAACAGGACAGTCTCCCACGTTCTTGCCGGAGGGATTCGGGTTATACCATACGAACATCACGACCACCTCTCTTTACCGCCAGCATACGGCAGATATCGCCGGGGAAAGCGTCAAGAAAAGGGCGAAAAAGTGCGTGGACACAAAAAAAGACACACCTACACGGTGTGTCTTTTTTCTGCTCTCAGGCCGTCGGCCATTTTTTTGTATGCGGTACGGCGGCGGCGCTTTACGCCGTCAACCGATACGTTCATGCGGAACGCCTGCTCCACGCAGCTTCGTCCCCGCACGTCGCATTCCGCGATACACTGTGCCTCCTCCTTCGGCAAGTCAAAAGATTGGATCCACGCGATAGCTCTCTTGGGTGCCATGCTATGCAGCATAGCCCGTATTTCACGGTGCTCCTGATTCATCCTGCGTTACGCAGGCTTGCGGATCGCCTTGCGGCGGGATGGTGCCATAGGATGGTTGCCCTATCGCCCGTTGCTCCTTTCCTTGATTTACGGTGCTCGCCACCGGTTTTTCAATTCCTTCACAGATCCAACGCCCTGCTCATTTTTCATGATGGCCTCCACGCCCTGTCGCACGCCCTCCTCATCGTAGCCGTGCTCCAGCATCTCCTTATAGATCAGCCGCGCCGTCTTTGTGTCGTTCTCCTTCTGCGCCAGATAGAGCAGTTCGCACCAGCGCTTTCTGTTCCCGGCGCTCCTGTCCATACGGTAGATGGCTTTCTCCATCTCGAACATGATCCGCACGTTGCCTGTCTCATTGGCAGCACTTCGAGCAGCAGCCCACACGTCGCGGCCAAGGTTTGCCACGCTGACGCCAAATATCTTGCTCACAGCGGTCAAAAGCTGCTTGCAAGCGTAGGCGGTGGTATATTTGCCCTCGCCGGTAACGCTGCTGTACATCGTCTGGGTCGCCCGCACAATGTCACCGATGGCATCTGCATCCATTCGCTCTACGGAGTAGCCTTGCAGGATGGATATCAGATCCTTTGCATAGGGCAATCTTCCGACCAGCGTAATGTTGCCCTTCAGGTTTCCTTCCAGCAAAACGTTTTTTGCCAGCTCTCCGAAGCTCTCCTCATCTCCGCTGACACCGGTAAGCGCCGCGAAGAAACGCGCCCAATACTTTTTCTCCTTGTCATCGTCGCGCAGCGCGTCAACAAGGGACTGTGCCAGCGAGTTTATAAGATCCGTTACCAGCAGCGCACCCACGGAGCGCTTCAACTGCTTCAATGCAGCGCTCCGCTTCTGCGTATTGGTTTCAAAACGCCATGCGTCATAGGAGCGCATCAGGATATTCAGACTTTTCAGCGGCTCACCCATGAAGGACGTGGCCTGCCGCGTCAGCGCGTCGCTGTCCCGCATGATCTGCGTCCGCTGCATGATGCCGTCTACCACCTGCGTTTGGTCGATGACGTCCGTAAACAGCTCCGCCACCTGCCGGTAATACGCATCGCTGCCTACTTCCGTTTTTGTGTCTGCCGCCACCTGCCACTCGCAGGCGTTCCAGATCTTGCCCCATGTAATGGCGTCCGCATTGGCAGCGGCCCGGCTGCTCCAGTCGCTCAGCTTGTCCATAACGCTGTCGCTGGAGCCGTACACCTCTCGCGCAATGGTGTACCGGCTTCCCTGATCAAAGCCGGACGAATCCTTGATGCCTGCAATCGCCGCCCAGTTTCTGGCCTTGTCCCAGCCGTTGCCGTCCGTCACGCCTTTTGCGATGCCTTTCGCCATGTTCTCCGGATCAAGGATCACCGCCGCCCGGAAAAATGCCGTGGGCTGCTGGATGACCACGCGCCAGTTGGAGCCGACAGCCGCGCCCTTGGTATTGCCCACGATCCGCTCAATGCTTCTGGTGGTGTCGCTGGAATTTTTCACCATGCCGTTCTGCATATCCCGCATCAGGTTCCGCCAATACTTCTGTGCCGCGTCTCCGTATACGCCGGACAACACCTGCTGCATATTCCGCCCCGTCAGATTCCCGCTGCTGTCGCGGTACCGATAGTTGTACAGCCGGTTGATATCCTCCATCGGTGCCAGCAGCGTGGCGTATTTGATCATGTCGCTGGCGTTCTGCGCAAACAGGTCATACGCACCGCCGATGTCCAGCGCATTGCTGGCGTTGGGGGTCAGCGCCTTTGCGCTGCCCATGTTCTTAATCGACCGTGCGTTGTCCGCGTCCTTCTCCACGCTGGAGGCCACCGCATCCTTTGCGGCCTTGATGGGCCAATAGTGTTCTTCCTTGAACTTCCGATAGCCGTACACCTGCATACTGGCGTTGTTGCCCCACTCCGCCAGTTTGGTGCTTGCCAGCTTTTGCAGCCCGTTTGCCACCTTGACCTGCTCCGGCGTCAACACAGCGGTGATGGCCTTGATGTCCTCCTCCGTCAGCAGAATGTTGTCGTTCCCGCGCGGGATCTCTTTCAGCTTGCCGTCCCGCTTGATCTCCGGCTGCACAATGCCGCCCACCGTCAGATGGTGCATGGCCTGTTCGCCGCGCCGCGCCAGATTGTACAGGTTCATGATCTGGTCGGTGGTCAGCGTCAGCTCAACGCCCCGGCCGGTAGTAAAGGTGTGTCGGTCAAAGCGGTTTTTATACACGTCCTTATCCAAGAACTTTTCCGCCTCGCGCTGCACATCTCTCAGCATCCAGTGCTGCTGATCCTGCGCGTTCCGCAGCGTTCTGTACAGCTGCTTACCTGCCTCGCCGTAGGCAGAGAAGAACGTATACGGGTCTGCCATATCCAGCGAAATTTTGCGGTTTCGCCGCTGCCTGCCCATGCTGTCCGCCGCAAATCGCTCCGCCCACTCGCTGGTGCTCTTGTACTTCGCGGAGGAGAGCGTCTTGTCGTAGGTTGTCAGCGTCGTTTCAATGGCACGAATCGCGTTCCACACCGATTCCAGCTCGGACACGCTCATATCCGCAATGCGCTTGCTACCCAGCGCAGACAGAGAATCCAGCAGACCGCCGCTTTCCGTCAGCGCCGGGTCTACTACCATATTCCCCTCGTTGGTCAGAATATCATCATAGATCTGCTTGAGCCGGTCTGCCTCCAGCGTCCTTCTGGTGGGGTCACCGTCCGCGTTCTTCCGAAGCCGCCCGTTTTCGTCGTAGCTGTACGCGCTTTCCAGATTGATATTTTGCAGCAGGCTTGCGACCGCCACACGCAGCCGCTCCGGAATGTGCTGCTTGTCCGTTGGATTCACCAACTTACGGGAGATCGCGCCGGTGTGCCGTGCGATCCGCGCCCGCATCGCCGTTGCTTTCCGTTTTTCGCTGCCTCTCTTGGTCTTCTCGTTGTACTTCTTCCGTAGCGCATTTACGTCGTCCCGGCGCTTCTGCCGCTCGCGGGACAGCATCTCACGCACACGACCGACGGCCTCCTGCTTCTCCAGCGCACGCCTGTCTGCATACGTTTTCTTCTGCCGAACCTGATCGGAGATCATGCCGTCGATCAGCTGATTGGCGATCTCCTGCACCGCCGCGTCCCTGTATCCCTCAAAGGGATTGTGGTAAACGCTGTCGAGGCCATCCAGCACATCACCAATTTGCAGCAGCTTGTCCGCCTCCGTATACACGTCGCTGGGGAAATAACCCTCGCCGAACATCTCCGTCAGCTCCCCGTACACGGTATCCACAGACGTGCCGTTGTCCTTGTTCAGCTTCAGCGTTCCCATGTGGTTCTTTCGGAAATCGCCGTAGTTTGCCATGTCCCCGCTGAACTGGATGGTCTGCCGCTTCAAATGGTCTCGAATTTCCAGCAGCTCCGCGCCGTACTCCGTCAGCTCCGAGGTGTTGTCCACAATGGCCTCCGCCACGGCCTTGGCGTGAGGCATCAGATCCTCCATCGTCACGTCCCGTTTCATCACAGCCTTGGCAAGCGCGTCCATCTCGCTCTGCACGTCCGCGTATTTCACATCGCTGCCGTACTCGCGGATGAGATTCTGCCCCAGCTTCTTCACGTCCCGCGCCACAACAGACGGCTCCTTGCTGATGCGCATTTCGCCCTTCAGCTCCTGCACCCGCTGTTTCAGCGCCTCATTCTGCTTGGCCAGCGCGTTTCGCTCCTTCTTGAGTTCCCGCGCCTCGCGCTCCACCTCCGCCGTATTCTTGAGCTGATACCGGAACTTGCCAAGCTCAGACACATACGGTGTCGTTCCATTCTCAAAGTACGCCTTTATGTCGTTGATGACCTTGCTGCTGTGAGTCCCCTTCGGGTATTCCGTGCTGGACACGGTATTCCCGTTGGCGTCATCCAAATCCAGAATGACTTCGCCTCTGTTTTTGCTAATGAAGTCAGCCAGAGAATCAAACTGCGCCTTTGTGGGCATGACCGACAGGTTGATACCGCCGCTTTCCGGGCTGATACGGATATTCCCCTCGCCCATAAACTGTACCATCGCGCCGCTGTAATCGTCCCCGCCGTAATCAAGCCCCAGCGCGTCACGGATATCCCGATGATCTACGGTTCGGTAGCCGCCGGGGCCACCATCATGCCGTCCGGAGAAGTCCAGTTTCGTGCCGTCCGTGGTGATGTACCCGGTCTCGTTCCAGCTGTACGTCTTGCCGAAAAATTCCTTTGCGGATTTTACATGATCTTTTTTCTCCGCCTCCGAGTAAGCTTTCAGCGAAAACCGTATATCCGGGTCGCTGGTTGGGTTGGGATTGTCCACCCGTTTAATCTGCTCTGGAGAAAACGCAATGTAAACTGTATCAGGTGTCCCGTTGTCGTCCATGATCACATCCGTTGACCTTACAATGATACCATCATGTCCGCCATCTTTTGCCCAACGTTTCAAATCCGAATGCCTTACGTCCGCCTGCCCAGCGGCGCTTCCCCAGCCGCTATCCTCAACAATGAGAGGATTTCGCAGATTCAAATACGCCTCCATTACATGACCACCGCCAAGTTTGCCGGATGCATTTCCAGCATACCCTTGCGCATCTTCCTTGTACGGAGTGAAATAAAATCCCAGATCACCACCTCGAAGCGGGTAATTTTGCTCGATTTTGTCTGGGTCAAATACAGTAAATTCCGCGTCTGTTCCGTGATAGACAGTAAGAAGCCGCCCCTCCGCATCCCGCACCTTGCTGTCCTTGAAAAACTCCTGCTGCTGTTCAGAGAGCTTCCGCCCGGTGCTATCCGTGGATTTCAGTGAAAACTGCGGCTTGACATTCTCGCCATCGGTGAGTATACTGGTACCAGAAGCATTCCCCCGCTGAGCGCCGGAGTTTCCGGAAGAGCCGTTAATTTGGGGAGTGCTTCTTTCTTGCATTTCCCCGATATTGTAGACAATGCTCCCATCCTTACCCAGCGCAACGGAAATGCGTGTTCGATAATACTTTCCGTCAAAATCCATGAAATATGCCGTTCGATAGTTCCAGCCGTCTTTTGCCATGTCACCGTGACGCCCACCAAAGTCAAGGACGGTCTTTCCTCCGCGCTCAGAAACCTTAATGAGTTCGTCGATGTGCGCAGCCGCATTTGCTTTACGTTCAAATGCTTTTTCATCCAGCGTTCGACCATTGTTGTCGTAAATACTACTCAGCTTCCCGGCAGATTTACTTGTCAGAAGCAGAACGTCGCCGTCCTCGGCAATCAGGCGAACATCCTCGTGATTGCGGATTTTGCCGTTGATATAGCTTTCCAGCTGTTCACTCCACGCCTTGGGGTCGTTGCCAAATAACACTTGTCTGTCCGCCTGAACGTATTTCATGCCATTGGGGAACTGCTTGATCTGATACTTTGCACCGTCGCCATCACTGGCGGCGGTTTTCGTTTTCTCCGTCTGCCGCTCCGCCGCGTCAAAAGCCGCCTGCCACTGCTTTGCAATGTCCTCCAGCTCGGCAAAGTCCTTGCCGTATGCTTCCTGCGCCGCCATGTCGCGGTATTTGCCGGTGAACGCGGTTTTGACCTTGGCAAGAAATTCCTTTAAGCTGTCCAGCAGCTTCTGCGCTGCCGTCCGGTTTTCCTTGGAGAACTTGGCAAACAGGTCTGCGTCGTCCAGCATATCACCGGCGAAGTCCGCCGCAAGCTCGTCCATCACCTCGTCCCGCGTCAGCGTCACGCCCTCCTGCTCCGCCGCCTCCATGTACCGCTCCACGATCTCCGCCTCTGTGTCCGCGCCGTTTTCCTGCATCTTGTACTCCACCGCCGCCTGCCGGAACTTCCGGTATTCAGCGGGGGACAAGTCCTGCATCCGGTGGGTGATCTCGTGGGCGGTCACGTTCAAAAGCGGCTTGTCGCTGTCAGCGGCGATCTGGATGAGATTCTGCTCCTTGATGTACTGGCCGTTGGCTCTGCCGCCCAGCACCTGATCCACGATCTCGATCCGGACGCCCAGCTTCTTGCCCCATGCGTTCAGCGTGGCGGCGGTGTCCTTCTTTGCCGCGATCAGACCCCGGCTGTACCCGTTGTCCGCCAGACCGGCGCCCGCCGTGGTGGTCACGGACGCCACCTCTGCGTTCTCCCGCGCCAACTGCACCCGCGCGTCCTCCAGACCGGCGTTGTACGCCGCGTACCGTTGCTCCGGCGTCAGCATCGCCGCGTACTTGCCCTTGGACTTGTCCGCGGCGATGCCGTTCAGCCCCGCGTTGTACACGCTGGAAAATCCCGCATACAGGGAGGGTGCGTCCTCTGCCGTCCGGCTCATTTCCTGATACGCCTTTTGCCCGTTTTCCAAAAAACCGCCTACGCGCTTCTCTGCGCGTTTCTGCGCAGCAGGGGATGGAGGTGTAGCCCTATGCGTTTCCTGCGTCACCTCGCGGCTTGCAAGCCCCGCAATGTCCCGTTTTACCTGACTGATCGGCTTGTCCGTGTCCAGCTTCACGCCGGTGCGCTGCTCCAGCACCTCCACCGCCACCGGGTCACGGGCAATAGCCGCCGCCTGATTGCCGGTGATGGTCTCGCCCCGCGTCACAGCCTCCACCGCCTCCGCCGCCTTGGTGTTGATCTCCGGCGCGGTGTTCCGCTGCACATCACGGTTGTACTGCGCTTTTGCCGCGTCATACGCCACGCGGTTTCCCAGCGCATTGAACCCGATCTGCCCGCCGGACAGGATTCCACCGACGACCGCGCCGCCTGCAAGTTCCTCTGCCGCCGCCGCAGGGTCAAAAATGGCGTCATTCCCAATACCAACCAGGGGATTGCCCTTGTCGTACACGGCGTTCTGCATCGCACGTTCGATCACGCCCTGCACGACTTCTTCCTTGCCCTCTTCCAGCATGGAATCCACCCACGCTTTCCATGCGGAGGTGCCGCCTTGCAGCTCCTTGGGCAGCGTCTGGATACCGCCGCCGACCTCGACAGCTGCGTTCATCAGGCCGTTCCCCACGGCGTATACCGTGGCGCGGAAGTCATCTGCGCCGTCCGCTTTTGCCTGCATATATCCGGAACCCTCTGCTTGAATAAAGGCAAGCTTAAAGTTCGGGTCTTTTGCCATCGTTCGCAGTCCGGTAGAGATCGTGTTTACAATGCCGGGAGAAACCGCCGCACGAGCTGCCAGCTGCTCCGCAGTCATAACAGAGCTTGCGCCGCCAGTAAGGATAGCCGCTCCGGCCTGCGGCAATGCCGCAACAGTTGCCGCGCCCAGATCTTCTGCGACCTCCGCTGCCCGTCCGCCACGCGCCGTATTTTCAGCGTACTTCTGCCGCACGGCCTCTGCTTCCGCGCTGATTTTTGCATCCCATCTGTGCATGGGCCATTTTGAAACGTCCGGGGACACAACACCGTTTGAACCCTCTTTTATGAATGCACCAAGAAGGTTTTCCGCCTGTGTCCCGATAAACCCACCGATATGGGCTATATCTGTCAGACCGATTTGCCCTGCCTTTGCAAGGCCCTGACCGTAATTATACCCTTCCCCGAAAATGCGCTTGTCCGCGCCGTAATTGCCAGCACCCAGGGCAGCGATGCTGTACGGCTCCCGCGTCGTTTCCTCCGCGTATTTCGGCGCAGCCTCCGCAGGCTTCACCTCGCCCAGCTCTGCGGCACGGCTAAGGATCCGCGACCGCGCCGTGTTTTCTTCCGGTTCCTTTACTTTTCCAATGGCATTTGCCCGCAGCATGATCCGCTCCTGCGCGGTGCCGCCCGTGGGTCTCGGCATATCGTTTCCCCCTTATCTTGTCAGTTTTACAGGGTCTACATAGTTCTTTCTGGTTGTCGGGGCAAAAACAGGCTTCCCGTTTTTGTCAACGCCAATCAGCTTGATATATCCCTTCTTCTCCAATGTCTCTGCATCCTCGTAACTTACCTCGCCGTAATTGGGGACATTTACGAGATTTTCACCTCGCCTTGTGTAGTACCTGCTCGCATCCGGTCTGCCAGAAGACCCATCGCCGTTGCTACTTCTGGACGCCGCCTGCATGGCTGCATATCTGGCGTTATAGTCAGACATTTCGTCTCTGTATCTCCCGTATTCGTCAATCGCAAGATTTCTGTACAAATTTGCGTTTTTCAGAATGTCATCCCGTTCCTGCGCATACATCTGTCTCGCAACATCTTCGAGTTGAGACATATAGTAGTTGTACTGCTGCTGTGCGGCGGACGTCGCGTAAGAAGAAGCAAGCCCACCAGTACGCGCAGCAACTTGGCCCATAACGTCCTGCATCCCCATTCTTCCGCTTGCGCTATACCGGTTTTGCAAAGACTTATACTGGTCTCCATTCGTCCATCCTGCGTAGTCCATATCGCGGAGCTTATCCGCAAGCGCTTTAGAGTTCTGCATATATTCCGTATTGTAGATGGGCATATCTCCAATACCAGCCGGATAGACGGACGACGATTGAGTATATCTTTGATATCCGGGTGTTCCAGATCCGTTTCCCTCCGAATTTGTGTGTACGGCCCACACCTTATTCTGAAGACTTTCTTTCTTCTTTTTCATATTATTTGCCTGCTTTTTTACGAGATCTGCGAATTTCGCCATTACGGCACCTCCTGTCCTCTGTTTTCCAAAGCTGTCACACGCTTTTCCAGCGCGGCATATTTGTTTTCCAGCTCTGTGACACGTTTTGTCACCGCCGTAAGGTCGTTGCCCTGCATCGTCACGTTTTGCAGCAGGGAGGAGATACTGGCTCCGTGGCTGTTCACCGTGCTTTGCAACGCAGACACGATATTTTGCAGTGTAAGGATCAAGCTATACATTTCCGCATTGCTGACCCCTGCCTCCGTGACGGTCTTTCCTACGTTGCCCAGCGCCCACTCGACACGCTGGCACATATAGTTAATATACCGCTCAACTGTCTGCAAGGCGGCGGCGGGATCTCCCTTCTGCACGGTATTCATTCTCTCCGGAAAAACGATCATTTCACATCACTCCCCACAATGAACTCTCTGGAAAGTCCGAGGATGGTACACGGGCCTTTTCCCTCCAGCCGTAGCTCAAATTTGTCGCATCGGTTGGCGACAAGCCGCATTGTGGTCACGTTGAACTCCCGACCGATCACCCGCCCGCACTCCTGCCACGGCTTCCCGTCGCAGCGCATCTTGGCGATCACATAGCTGCCCAGCGGCAGCTCCAGCCTCAGCAGTAGTTTAGAGTATGCCTTTTTCCCGTTCAGCGTCTCATACATGGGCGCAAGCTGCGCCATCCACGGCTGTGTCTGCGGCGTTTCCTCGCCATCCAGCAGGTATACATTCCCGTGTCCGTCCAGCAGATATAGCTTCCGACCTAATCGGGCAAAATCCACCGCCTCCGTGCTGTCCTCCAGCACCCACATTCCGGTCTTTGTCTCATACACCATCAGGCGGTATGTGTTGCCGTCCTTCACACTCAGGTAATAGCTGTCGCCGTCGTTGCCCGCCACTGCGCAAGAGAAGTCCTTCTCACCGAAATTCTCACTGACCAGTGACGGTGTGCCGCCTGAGTAAGCGTATACCCCGTGAGGGCCTTTGTAAAACAGCGTGTCGTTAATGACCTGCTGGCTCTTGTGGCACCCGTCTTGCAATCCCTCCATCTCGTAAGTGTACAGGGCATATTCAGCCGGGAAACTACCCAGCATCTTGTGCAGCTTCGTCTCCTTCCAGAAAAGTACCGAGGAGGCAAGCTTGCAGCATCCGGTGAATTTCCCGTCCGTTCCAACAGCCACCGCATAGGAATCCGTCGCCACGCCCTCGAATACGTTAAAGTTGGTAGGGTCTCCCAAGGCACTGGCATAGATAGTCTGCGTCTTACTGTTGCAGCCCCAAAGCCGGTTTTCGCTCTCGCAAATAAAATCCAGCTCCGGGATTTTTCGTGCCAGCGTAATGGACGCACTTGCCTCCTCCGCTTCCGTAAATGTCTCATCCGCCACAGAAATTGCAGTTGCCGACACGCCCTTGATCACAAAATGCTTATTGTTGCTCTTTTGTGTCTCGCAGCCGGACAGCTCTACACCGTCTCCTGCCCTGAACAGCTTGCGTAAATCCGGCCACCCCGCAACGGTCATTTTGTTTTTGGTGAATGTCGCCTTGCTGCCCGTCACCGTCGCTGCCAAAGGTTTAACCTTTTTGTCGTTAATGTCCAGATACACTTTGTCCGGCCAGATCACCATCTTTGTGTTGACAACGGCAAACTGTTTTTTGCCAGCCGTAACTTTGCCAACAGTTTTCCCATCGTATAGAAGGGAAGTCCCTTGCACTGCCACAAGCTTTTCCCATGCGGTCAGCGCCGTAGCTTTGCTATATGCTGCCTGCTTTACGCGACCCTTTCGCGTCGTCAGGTACGGCCACCGTCTGGCGGACACGTTCATACTGTCCCGCAGGTCACCCTCTCGCAGGGCGTCCGACCAGTTGATGCCTCGCATCTGCACCGTCTCCGCTCTGTTAGGCCGCAGCTCATTGGGTAGCTCAGGTACCCGCATCACATCACCTGCACATTCCCGCTATACGCGGGGCAGTTGTTCCGCCGCCACCACGCCAGCGCCTCACCCAGCGCCTCGTCGTACACCGTTCTGTCGTTGCCGTACAGCGCTGTTTCGTTGTTGTAGTAGTCGATTTGGCTGCACAGATACAGCACATACACCCGGTCATACGGGGAAGGGAGCAGAAGCTCCCCGTCCCCCGTAGGCCAGTCGTGTACGCGGGATTCTGTGCATAACCGTTCCCCGATCTCCTTATCCAGTCCCATCACCCACGCCGCCTTTTGCTCGTCGCTGATGGTGTTCATCCGAAGCTCATCCGCCTTGGAGATCGTTTCCGTCACCGTCATGCTTTCCCTCCTTACTTACTCAGCAGTTTGCCCCAAGTCCCCTTCCCGGCGATACCGTCAGCACCGAGGCCGTACTTGGTCTGGAACTTCTTCAGCGCCGCTTCCGTGCCGCTGCCGAAGTCGCCATCCGCACCGGCCGCGCCGCAGGAGAACCCGTAGGCGATCAGCGCCGCTTGCAGGGTCTTCACGTCCGCGCCCTTCATGCCGCGCTTGAGCATCCGCACCTGCATGGGCAGCATTGTGTCCTTCTCCGCAGGCACCGGCGCTGGCACATTGGCGCTCTCCACAAAGGGTACACCCAACGCATTGCACAGCCCCTTGGCGATGGTCTCGCCGATCAGGGTGGTGTTGTCAATGATCCACTGCGCGATGCGGGGAACATCGTGGAAGTCCGTCTCGATATACACCGTCGTGGCGGCAGGGTGCTTCACCTCGTACAGCGCGGGGTAGGCGCGGATCACGTCCGGCGCACCCGGCGTCACAGGCCCCAGCACATCCAGCACCGCCTGACACGCCTTGTACCCTGCACTGTTCCGGTCACCGCTGTAACAAAACAGATGCGTACCGCTGGCCTTGCCGTTGCAGGCGTTGGAGTGGATGGGCACATGCAGATCAGCCCCAAAGCGGTTGGACGCCGCCACACGGTTCTGCATGGTGTCGTACTGCCCCAGCATGACCTCCACGCCGGAGCGCTCCAGAGCGGCCTTGCAAGCCTCGGCAATGCGCCCGCACTGGATGGCCTCGGTGGTGTCGCCCACCGCGTAGGTGTTCCGCCGCTGGTCGCTGGGGGACAGATACACCCGCTTAGCCATCGTTCTTCGCCTCCTTGTGATACTGCGCCGTGGAGATGCACAGCACCGCGCCGAGGAACGTGTCCACGGCGGTGATGGTGGTCACCACCTCGTCGGCGTAGGGCCAAGCCCACACCGCCGCCAGCGCCGCGTACAGCGTGGCCACGGCGGGCATAACGATGATGACCAGCCACTTGAGGATGTCATATACCTTGTTGTTCAGCTTCATAACAAATTCCTTTCCGGCCTGTCGGCCTGTTCCATTTTATGCCTCACCGTATGGGCAGCTTCCGCACTTCCTCCATGACGCGCCGCGCGCTGCCGTTGCCGCCCATCTCCTCATACGGCTCGTAGAGGTACACCTGCAAATTCTCGTACTCGTCCTGCGTGACGTAGCCCCGCTCGATGTACACCATGCCGAGGTGGATGATGCGGTCGTGGGCCAGCCCCACCAGCATCTTCCGCTCCGCCTCGTCGGCCTTGCTGCGCTTGGCCGCCAGCTCCATCCGCTTGAGGATCACCTTGCTCACCACGCCCCACAGCGCCGTAGAGGTCAGCAGCGCCACGATCAGCGGCACGCCGACATTCGTCCATGCTTCCATTCATCCACCTCCATCATGTGATCTCCTCGTTGACCGTGATGATGCTATCGCCGCTGATCTCCGCGCAGTTCAGGCGGAAATAGGCAGCACTTCCTACGTCCACGCCAGACCAGTTCTTCACCGTAAACTGTGTCCAGATGCCGTTTGCATCCTTTACGCCCGATAGCATACCACCCAATCCAATAGCGTTCGACTGCCCCAAATGGACCTTGTCTGCGCTATAAAAGGAAACACGCTGGTTTCCGCTGTTCAAGCCCGTGTCGACGCCGTTCTGCCACTTGACATTTTTCAGGTGGACTACATCGCCGAATTTGACCGGAATAAAGCCGGTCAGATAGCTGTTGTTCTGGACAGACGGAGCGCCATCGCTCCCCAGTCGGTAGCCCTTTTTCCATCCCACGCCGTTGTAGACGCTGCCGTCCGTGTCGGTGGCGCTGGGCAGCAGATTGGTGTAGCTGGGTGCGCTGGGGTCGATCACGGTATAATCAAATACCCTGTCAATGCCGGGGCCGTAGTGGTCAACATAGATCTTCTTGTCAGCACGGTTAATGCTGAACACGCAGAAGGACGTTCCGTTGGCTGTCCCCGCCGTCTTAGTGTAGGTATTGCCGTCCGCTGACACACGCTCCCGCCCGTTCATGACGTTTGGGCAGCAGATGGACAAGAACGCCCCGCCCACGGTCTCGTTGGCATAGCGATGTTCGTGGCCGTGGATGCACCCGATGATTCCCGCCGGTGTGACCGCCGTAAAGTTGTAGTTCACCGCCACGCCGCCGTGGGTGATGCTGCCGCTTTTCTTGGTGGCGTAGGCTTTGAGCAGCTTCGCCGCGTTGGCCGTATTGCACGGATGCACCATGCCGCCGGGGCCGGGGTCGGTGTAGGTGCCGGACGTGCCTAAAACAGCGTGCGAGAAGATCAGAATCGACCACTTGGAGGGATCATCCACACCGCTGAAATCCAGTGCGTGGTCTGCCAGCCACTGGAGCTGCACAGCGCCGATGTTTTCCACGTTCAGAAAATCGCAGTTCTCACCCACACCTACCTGCGCGCTGTTCCAACCTCTCCGGTCGTGGGTGTCCAGATAGATCAGCCGCAGCCGCAGCGCGGGGAAGTCCATGTAGCCGTAGGCTGTGTTACCCGGGACATAGCCGTTGCTGGCCAGATTCTTCCGGCTGATGGCGGCGTACACCTGCGTCTGGGACATCCGGTTCGCCGTGGCCTGATAGGGCGCATCGTCGTGGTTTCCAGCGCACCATGCCTGCCGACCGGGGAACTTTGATCCGATCAGCAGCTGATAGTCGGCCATATCGCGCATAGCAGATTCCACCGTCGTGTTATAGGCACCGGTGGTGTAGTCCCCTAGATGGGCGACAAAATCCAGTGCGCACCGCTCATTCAGACGTTTCAGTGCCTGCCCCGCCTGTTTTCCCGCGGCGTTCTCCGTGTCGGTGTAGTAGCCAAGATGCGCGTCTGACATCACCGCAAACACGATGTTGTCACCGCCGATGTGGTTCACGACCTTCTTGGCCAGCGCATCGGCAGCAGTCAGCACATAGTCCGGCGTGTCGTCACCTACACCAGCAGGACCCTGCGGTCCGGTATCGCCCTTGTCGCCCTTTGCACCGGGATCTCCCTTGTCGCCCTTTGGGCCTGCTGGGATATCGATGCTTTTCGGCGTGCTGCCGTCGTAGGTGACGCTGTTGCTACCGCTGGTGATGGTCAGTGCGTAGGGGTTCGGCAGCTTATCCTCCGTCGTCGCCAGCTTTGCGTTGCTGGCCTGCACACCCAAACCGGTAACAGCTACCGTAAAGGTCTGTGCCGGAAAGCCCATATCCGCCAGTTCGCCGGAGCCGGAGAATATCCATCGGCCAAGTTCAGGCACTGGGATGAATAGCGGCAGCGTTGCGGTGTACATTCCCATCTTACACCGGCATTCCAGCACCTTCCCCGCCTCATACGCCGCAGCGATGTCGGCCAGCGCCACCGGGCAGGTATAATTGGGGTAGT